ACCGCTTCCGGGAGACTGCACCATTTGCGAAGGCATCGCTGCTGATGTTGTTGCGTATCCTGTTCCGCCGTATGGTGTATTGCCCATGTTGTTACCTGTTGCTTTTTGCAACTCTGTAACGATTCTGGAAACGAGAGCGTCGTCGTTCTTCTTACGGCTAAATAACGCCACAGTTCTCCTCGGTTAGTTTGATTTTATTGTAGTGGTTGTCCACAGCCTGAGCAATGCGTACTCTCAACACTATTCGGTAAGTCACACTGAGGACATGGTGGAGCGACTGCCATAAAGAACGCGTCAGAGAATCCACCTGAACCAATGCCTAGTTGTGTAAAGCCGTGAACGAGTGCGTCAATGCGGTCTGGTGAAAAGTCAGACTGGTCACTTACCCATGAGGTCATCTGTTCTTCTAACTCTGGAAAAATGCCGACATGTGAGACTCTTCCCTGCTCATACAAAGCACTAATCGGTTCGGCGCGTAACACCTTGCCTCGCTTTGCTGTGATACCACGATAAGGAATGTTGGGTCGGTACTGGCGAATGATGGTTTCAATCATGTCTCCACCCATGTTCATTTCTCCTACGACGCGAGATGCTTGGAACTCGTCATACGCTTCAATCGCACGCTTCGCCCATCCGTCAGGTGAGAGACGACAACTGCGGTCTGCGAGAACATAGCCACGACCGTCAATTCCTTTTCCCACAACGACAATGCCGGTTTCGTCAGAGTTTTCATTACTGGTGGCAGCAGGGTCAATAGCGACAACGACGCGAGCCATGTCTGGCGGATTGTTGGTACGGCAGTCTTCAAGCATTTGCATAGTCCATAGAGCGCCGGGAGTGTCATCAAGAACTTCCGCATAGAGTTCCTGCCGACCGAGTCGTGTTCCCTCATAGCGGTTACGCAACTGTTGAAGTGCTGATGGAGCGAGGTTCGCAGCGTTATCAAAGGTAGAACCACGCACGACGACTACTGACCCATCACTCCTAGCAATAAGTTCTTTTATGAGTTTCTTGGGCTGTGGCGTAGTGGTGATAACCGTCTGAGGGTGCTGACCCAGACGCAGGGTGAATTGCAACTGTTCGTAGGTTTCGGGATAGCGCCATGCTGCTAATTCGTCACACCAAGCGCCATGAAACTGTGGACCACGCAAGCGGTCAGGGTCTTCAGCAGAGAACAGTTTGATAAGTGAACCATTAGTGAGTTTTATTTCTCCCATTGAACGGTTGAAGTGCTTGAGCGTTCCGTACCTGCGAAGGATTGGCACTACTCCTGATTCACCTTCTGCACAGGTGTCTCTAACGTCACCAAAGGTTGCTGCAACGACAGCCCAACGGGTGTTAGGCATTCTGCTTGCTTGCCACGCCACCCATTCAGCAGCAGTTCTAGTTTTTCCAGCACCACGACCAGCAAGGTAGAGATAAACAGACCAGTCGTTACTCTCCGGTGGTATCTGTTCCGGTCTCGCTAATTGTGCTTCCCATTTCCAACGCGAGGTTAGGATTGCTGCTAAGGAAGGCTCGTAGGTTAGCGAGTTCTGCGTCAATGGTGTTTGTGTCATAGATGGTTGCCTCTACCTGCATACGCGCTGGAGCGTACAATCCGAGATACTTAGCGCGGTGTTCCATAATCTTAAGCACTCGGTCAAGAGCATGATACTCGCCTTTCAAAGCCTTTTCCCAATAAACCAACTGCAAACGGTCGAGTCTGTCTANTTCTGANTCACGTGCTTCCTCTGAACCAGCATTGTTNAGTGTTCTTTTAAGCGCACGACCATAAGCAAGATAAGCACCCTGAGCAGTGGCATAACCAACAGCGTTAGCGATGTCTGCATAAGTAGCACCGGCACGACGTAGTTCTAATACGCGACGCTCTTTATCTAGTGCTTCCGGTTCGATATTTCTATTGCTCATGTATCTACTGTATCTTAGGTTTTTTGCCTCTTTGACGTACTCCAACATGTGAGCCGCGAGGGTGATTTGCTTTGTCTCGTACTGCTAACCATTGTGGCCAATTGCGCACAAGATAATCAACGTCTGCCATCTTCTGAATCATGCGTTCATCTAACGTTCCGTATCCGCCTTTGGTGTACCTGCGACAGTCGGGAAGAATCCAGTTATCAATAAATACAATGCCGGTTTCCGTGAGGTTTATAGCGGTAAAGCAGTAGTCGTCAATAGTTTGCACAACAGGGTCGTAGCGCATGTGTGATTTCTTAACGATTATTGCTCTGCCGTCAACAAGCACATTGGTCTTGTAGTGGTTTTGCCTGAACATTGGGTTGTCCATGTTGCAGAATCCAGCAAGATAACAACCAACACCATCAGCAACTTTAGATAATTTCTCTGCTCTCATCAGGAACTTTGACATTGTTATCTGTGTGTCAAAACGTTCTTTGTATCTTTTTTGATTTGCGAACGTAATAGGCAGTGGAGATTGTGCGCGGTCGTAGTTGTTTAGTTCTGTAATGCTTTTTAAGTCATCTACCAACATAAGGCACCATTCGCCTTCTTCAAGTCTGTCAAGCACCCAATTGCGGTTACGAGCTAAACCCTTTGGTTCTCCTGTTGCAATAATGCGTTCTTCTTTAACTAATCCGCCAGCAATAAAGTTTTGTTTCTGCTCCTCGGTGTGGCAAAGGACGGTGTGTTCTATTCCCTCAGTTTCCAACATCAACGAGGTGGTTATGCTGTCGTACCTGTCGTAGGTGAAAACAAAGACTTTCACTTAGTGGCTTTCTGCTTCGCCTTTAGTGTCTCTTCCTCTACTGAACCTGAGCCGACCATTCCAGACTTTGTGTACCAAACAATGGTGAATCGGTGAGCGTCGTTGCGTTTTTTCATGAATGGCGTTACACCGTGCCATGCGCCTTGTCCGTCAAAGCCGGAGATAGAGCCGTCAGGGATACCAAACGCTACGTTGTATTCAGGCAGGTGCAATCCGCCTCCCGATACGTTTTCTTTCACGCAGAACATGTTGTTCCAAGTTCCCTTAATGTTTCCACTGTCTTTGTGATACGGAAGTGCTGCGCTGTTGTTAATAATCCCTGATGTGAACGGCATTCCGCCGATGTGCCAGTCAGGGTGAATCTGTTGAGCGAGTTGCAAGTGTTTCTCTGCTGCTTTAGGTGCGAGTTCCTCAAAAGTATCCCAGCAAACCTTTGTCAGTTCTTCAAGAATCTTCAATGCCTGTGGTTCGTCTTTGTTAAAAGATGAAGTGCTTACACCGTAACGCCGGCGCAGTGCTTGTGGCGCAGTGAATCCGAACACTCTGTTGGAGTAATTCATTCCCGATAATCGCGCAGCACCAGTCTTTGAGGCAGTGCTGTCATACTTGATAGCGAAGCGAAGGTAGCGAGATAGTTCTTTCTTCAGGTGCTTGTACTTTTCAGGCATCTGACGCTGGAAAGCAATAACTTCTCCTGTCTCAGAATCAATAAGCAGCAAGTCATCATTGTCGCCAACCATTTCTGGTGCGTGGTGATTGCGGTCTATGCGTGTCCAGTCAACCTTTGTTACTTCAACAGTTTTCATAGAGAGTCTTTGAGCAACTTCATAATCGCGTCTGGATTGTTGTCTACTTCGTAAGAGTCGCGCAGTTTCTTGAGCAACTCAATAGCCTCAAGGTATTCTTTTTCAGGATAAGGAAGGACGATAGAGCGAATCCCTCTGTTCAGGAAGTCTTCTGTACGCTCCGCAGCAGACGTACCCTCGGCAATGTTACCGATTGAGCCGTTGAGCCGGAATAACAGGTCGTCAAGGTCGTCTCCGTCGAATCCAGTACCTTCGAGGTGAAGTTCAGTAGAGGCTAGTTCCTTCAGAAGGTCAGCCAGACTGCTGTCGTCATAGGTAGCGAGGTCGTTGGCGCGGTTGTCGACGAGAAGGATACGAGACGCTTGCTCATCATCAACGTCAATCTCTGTGACGGAAATCTCTTTCCATCCGAGTTGTTTCGCTGCTTTCCATGTGTGGTTACCAGCAAGAATGAATCCTGTTGACTTCTGCACGACTATTGGTCTGTATTGACCGTGAAGCGTAAGGCTTTCCATGATTGCGCCCACATCACCTTGTCGAACATTCTTTGGGTGCGGAATTGCGCTGTCTATTTTTATTGACTTTGCCGATAATGACATTTCCCCTGCCTTTGTTTAGATGCTTATTTCTATCATAGTGAACGGTTCGCGGACATTGGAGAAATGTGCTTGCGTT